CATAAAAAAATTAAAATCTAGGCAATTTTTGGGGTCTCGGCCACCGCAAGGCATCAGCTTTGGCCAGAAGGACCCGTAAAAAAATATCCAAATTTAAAATAATATATTCAATATTTAAAATTTATTTTTTATTTTTACGATGAGACTGGCGGCGCTCATCTTCATGACGGTGCCGTGCCTCATCCCTATCCACATGTCTCATCATATGATGTGCATGCGAACATGAACGGCAATAACCATTAGCTTTTATTACTATTTTTTTAGCACCACACATTCCATGATGATTATCTAAGCATGCAGTCTTATTGCATTTTACATTAGGCATATCGTTCACATCCTTTCATTGCCTACTCAATACACACAACTCACAAGGTATAAGTGTATCTTAAGGTTGTGTAGTTATATATTCAAAGAGGTCAAACATGAATCATTGATTGGTGAGTTGTGTGTATTCAATATGCACCAGGGGGTGGGGGTATATCATGTGTACAAAACAAAAGGCCCGTATAACTGAATGGTTACACGAGCCTAATATTTTGTTTTGAGTGATTTGGTGAATGATTGCTCAGTGGCAATTTTCACACATATATAATATCACATATCTAAATACCAGTTTGGTACTATTTGGGTCAGTTTGGTACTATTTGGGTCAATTCTTGACCTAATTCAATTAATGCTTCCTTTTTATATGACTGTACCTGTGTTTTACTATACCCTATAAATGATACCACACCTTTAAAAGACATACCATTAACATATTCTTGCATCAATGCTATCTTTCCTTCAACGCATTGTAAGCACTCAATATGTTTTCTTGCCTCCTCTCGTAACTGAATCAGTGCATTGGTTTTCTCAAGGCATTTAGATTCACTTTCTAACATCCTAGCTATACTGGCCTCTAATCCCTCTTTAATACCACCACCTGATACACGATCTTTACTATAATCTATTGCACTTAGCGAAGTGATATCACTCCTTAATCTTTGTAATTCCCGTTTGGCTGATTGTATTTCTAATGTACAGGATTTAATTGGCTTTAAAAATTCAATTGCCTTCCTTATATATTTCTTTTCGTCTTCTTTGTCCATGTATCCGCATCACCTCCCGTTATAAATTATCACCCTTTTATATGTCATATCCCATTGCTTTACGATTTATTACATATATCGTTTCCGCATCAGTATGTTCTCTTTTAGCTATAATTTTTAAACAAATTTCTTTGCTAGGCATGTTTCCTGCATGTGTATTTACATGACATTGACTACATAACTGGATTAGATTTTCTCGGATATCTCCACCACCACTACCACGAGAAAATACATGATGTGGTTCTATATTACATAGTCTGCCACAGTATTCACAATGGTTTGTTCTAATTGTTTTAATCATTTTTTTATCAATGATTCTCTTATGTTTAATCGCCATTATTTATTACCAGTACTTCCAAAACCACCTATACGTTTCTTTGTAGTCCTATCCTTAGCCGTAATACGATATGGCATAATAATTAATTGTGCCAATCTTTCGTTTTTATTATATTCAAACGGCGTATCACCTAGGTTTCTAATTGGTATCATGATATGACCTTCGTTATCGTCATTGTTGTAGTAATCTGCATCAATAATACCTGTTCCATTCGCTAGCATGACATCGTTATTAATACCTACACTTGATCTTAAATGCAGTTGAATATGTTCATCATAGTTCAATCTGCATTTGATACCAGTAGGAATAAGTTTTATTTGATGTGGTAACACCACACCATTTTCATAAGGTTTAACGTCATATCCTGCTGCATACTCCGTTTTTCGTTCTGGTAAATCAGCATCTTCATACCCTGTAACATGTTCAAATTGATTTTCGTTCATTTATTTAACCCCCGTTTTATATAACTTTCTTTTACTAATAGTTCACTACCGATTTACCCATTTCATGCATCCAATTTTTAAATAATGCATTAATCCTGTAGGACTTAGTTCATACCAATCGGCTCTGGCTTTAGCACGTTTTACAAATCCACCAAATCTCAATAAATTTCCTCTGTAACTATCTGTATCGGTTTCATCAATTAATATCAACCCTGCATCACCCAGCATATTATTAATTTCTTCACGATATTCACTATAAACGCAACTAGGCATTGCGTAATACAAGTACTTTACATTCTTGCAATCATGGTATCGTTTCTTTTTAAAGTCATTCTTAAAATCTTGAAAATTCGTTTTAATTTCAACTTCTGTAAGAAATTGTGTTTCCATAGAAAAATACACAAAATCTGCTTCGTATTCAGTTTTTCCCGGACAATACATACTTACGTTTGGTATACAGATATTATTACGAAATAGGTGTTTCCCGAGTACCACTTGAATGTCTCTTTCTGTCATCTAATATCATCCTTTATACATCAATAAGTTTTCTCTTCATTATATCGATGGTTATTTACAATGTACTTTTATTTATAATTTCCCTCTGAATCGATATAATCACCAATACGATATTGCTCTGTTTCCATAACTACAAATGCACGATTTTCGTATCCGTTCTCTTTTTCCCATGCTTGGAATACCTTTGATAGTGCATCGCTTAGTTCATCAATATGCTCTTTTTTTACACTTCTCATGTAATCATCAGAATACTCTATGATTTCATAGTCCATCCAATCATCAGCAACTTTCCAAATCACTTGTTCGCCGTCTACTTCTGGTACATATTTATAAGGATGTCCAATTTCTACGCAATCATCAAGTACATCTTGTTCTAAATATTCAACATTATTCTTCTCATCCCAACAATAATGACCATAGTAATTTAAAAAGTCATCAATGGCTTCTTCAATGCTTCCTTGTGGATCACCCGCATCACCATCAAAGCACCAGCAATATTGATTTTTATCCTGTTCGAGCATTTTTAATAACCTCGTTTCTTCAGATATTGCCATACAGTACTAGTAGATTTATTAACTACTACTGCAATAGCACTTAATTTCAACCCTTGTTGTCTTAATTCAACGGCCTTATCTACCCATTTTTCAGGTACCTTATTGGCCATTCTTAATTTTTGACCACATGATTTACTACAGGTTTTTGTTGTATTACGTAATCTATATTCTGTTTTATATTTCTTTCCACATATTTGACATACCTTTTCCACCATCTGCCCTGTATGTTTATCTACCGCATCATATTTATGTTCTTTTACTCTCTTGTTTTTATCCTGCTTATTATCTTCCAAATTATATTTCCATATAGGTAAGTGTTGTAAAAAATATGGTACGTTGTTCATCGTTTATTTACTTCCTTTATCTTTCACATCTACTAATTGATAATATGCACATCACAGTTACACCTATACAGGTTCCAAAGAAACACCCTAATAAGAATATCCAAATCATGAATAGCTCCTCTTATTCTTCGTAGTCATCTTCTACATCGTCCTTTAAGCTAAAATCAAATTTTGCTTGCGCCCGTTCTCCTCTAATATACCCACGTATCCTTGCCTCTAGTTCCCTCAAGATACCGATGTCTTTCGTATCCATCACATCAAATAAAGTATTAACTCTTATCGCACCTGTTTTAAAACCTATGCCTGCTTCTGGCGCCATTAAAGAACCACAAAATACTAACGACTCTAATTCATCCGTTTCTCTTGCATATCTTAGTTGTATTTTAGAAACATTAAGCATGCATTGTGTATCTAATTGACAGAGCTTTCCAAGATACTCTAATACTCTAGCTTCCATTCTTTTCCACGCATCATACAATTCAGGACTTTTCTCATCCTCTGACTTTATACGTAGATCTGCTATAGCACCTGTACTCAAAATATCTTCATATATAATGTCCATCCCTACGCCATATGTTGCAAAACTCTTAATTTTCATTATTTTCCCTCCAATATAGCTATGCTTTCAGCAGTCCAATCATTTATATGTTCATCAGCTTCTTTATAGTAAATTGTGTCCGCATCAATTCGTTTGTTTTGACCTTCGATATACACCACTATAATCGGTGTGCCCCATTTACTAGTGGTATACGCCTCTTCATGAATAACTTCACCATGGTCATATATAATACCAGCCGTATTATCCCAATCTTCTTCAATTCCCGCATATACAACACAATTATGGCCTATTTTAACAATGTATCTTGCTACTTTTTCCCAATCCAAATTTCTTGGTTTATTTCCCTCTAAAAATGCTGCAGTACATTGATTAACACATTCGTATCTATCCATGTTGTCTCCTAGTCAAATATATTTCCTTTAATTTTTAGTTCTTCTGCTTCATTAACTATAAAGCCTAAATCCCAATAACACTTCTGTTCACTCGTAATGACCGAGACACACCATTTCATATCTTTTTCGTTGTAAAATACCTTGGCTATAAATCGTCTGCCACAATGTGGCATTTTATATTCAATGATGTCGTTTTCATAAATCAAATCATCCGCATCATCTACACCATCTGTAGCCCTACATATCGTATATTCCTTTACACTGATTGGTGTCTCATTTTCCTGATATATTTTACATTTCCCATCGTGTCTAATTGCTACACCATATACCCAATAATTAACCGATTTTGCTTTTACATGTGTAATTCCCATGTTATTATCACCTACCTTGCCCTTATCACCCATAGTTGGGCTAATAGTGTTATGATTTCTTTTTTATGTGGTATATCTTTCGTTTCTAATTCTGTTACTATATCCGCTATATACGCTTTTGGTATTACCGACATATTTGCATACCGCATCATCTTATCTGCTCTTGATTCCATATCATGCGCTCTCGTACTTATATGTTCCTTTTACAATACGATAAGTTGAACCATATGAAATTTTGTATCTTTTAGCCATCTCCCTAAGTGTATAGTTTCCTGTTTTATAATCTTCACATATCTTATTTCCTATACTTTGACTTAATTTATTGTGTTTTAAGTCTTGCATATCTTCTTGTAAAATCGTTTTACAAGAACGTATTCCCATACATTTTAAGGCTCTAGTAATTGTCACATTACCATATACACAAGCCCATAATGCCAACCAATTTAATCTCACACCTGTAGGATCATTCCTGGTCATATTTCACCTAACCTTTCTTCTGTCTTTTTCTGTCTTTTTCTGTCTTTCTTCTGTCTTCATAGAGTTTACATCCACTGCAATACTTGGCCATAACATAAGGTCTTTTAACTGCTATCCCCATTTGATTTGGACATGGTAGCATAAGCTTATGTTCATTAACACATGTATTTTTAACAAATAATCCTCCAAATTCAGTTAATTGAATGGCGTGCTTACATGTTTTTGCTTTTTTGTATTCATTTCGTCTTGCCACTACCGCATCAACCTTTCTGCTTTTTTCCTTGATTTGCATCGTACATTTGTTTTATGTTTTATTTCTTTATCTGGCAGTGTCTCTGCGCTGCCTTTAAAAGGGAATTTGTTCATCATCACCAAATGTTTCGAAATTACTTGGCTCATCATCTTTATTCGATAAACTATCACCAATGAAATCTGCTACTACTTCAGTAACATATCTTTTTTCGCCCTCTTTTGTCTCATAGGATCGTGTTTGTAGTCTTCCATTTACAATACATCTGTTTCCTTTGATTAGCTTACCAGCATGTTCGCCTAATTTATTCCACGCTACACAATTAACATATGCAGTTTGTTCTTTTACTTCACCTGTGCTCTTATCTATATATTCATTACTAGCAGCAATAGTAAATCTTGCTACAGGTGTTCCTTTTTTTGTAAAAGTTAACTCTGGGTCACGCACTAAATTTCCCATTAATTGCACATTATTCATAATTTCCTCCTAATCTATCCGTTTATTCCAATATTTTTCACAAGCTAAATACTTTGTTGCATCCTCAAAACACACAATGGCCGAACACTTATCACATACCACCATATGATGCTTTTCGGTAACTTTAATACCTGTTACCACTCTGATTGATTTATTCCCGCAGAATGGACATGGTCTCAGTCGATTTTCTCTTCGCATATATTTCACTCCATTTCGTAAGACGTATTAATCTATATGTTCTAAATGGATATCCATAATTATTGATGCCTTCATATACGCTATCTTTATCCAAATAATAGCCTTGTGGAACTTTAATTTCTTTTCTCCACTCCGTAGCTTTAATAATTTTATTTTCTACCTTTGGTTTATCTAAATTCGTACTTGAAACCCATTTCTTAGATGCATGTGTTGGACTGCCTTGTATATCCATTTTTCGTTCTTTTATAAAATATTTGGCTAATCCAATTGCATCTTCAGCTTCTCCTCGGTATAGCTCTAATTTTGTATATCCATATTCCCATAACTGTTTTAGAATTTTAGTATTTAATCGAATACCTTGATTAAGTAGCATATGAAAGTGTATTTTGCCTTGCCGTTCCATAATATAAATATATTTACAAAGCTCATTTTCTTTCTTAAATCTTGCTCTCAATCTTCTAATAAATTTAGTCATCCTATTTTTTGCTTCAGTTTCATCAGGATCATCTCGAAATGTCAGTGTTAGATAATAATCGTCTTCTACAAAATTCATATCGATTAATAATCTTAATTTCTTTTCAGCAATACGTATGTTATTTTTACGAATCATTTCAGGTGTTACATGTTGTTTTTCACTTCTAGATTTTTTTCCTATTTTACCTAGATATGAATTACCCGTAATTGAATCTGTAACCTCTCTGATATTCTTCGATTCTATTACTGTTCTCCTACGCATTTATTTACCCCTTATGTCGAGTTGTTAATATATCTATCAAGTCCCACAAATGCAGTTGAAACCGCATTTTTACTAGACTTTTCTCTATATATGAGGTAAACTATAAATAGGATTATTTATGGTTATATTCTCATATAACTACTTAATGACCGCC